AGATCCCGGCGCACTGGGCGCGAATTCGGGCGATGGACTGGGGCAGCGCGAAACCCTTCTGCGTGCTCTGGATGGCGGTCTCGGACGGCTCGATTGAGGCTATCCCGCGCGGCGCGCTCGTGGTGTATCGCGAGTGGTACGGCTGGAGCGGGGAGCCGAACGTCGGCTGCAAGATGACGGCGAAGGCGGTCGGCGATGGGATCCGCGATCTTGAGAAGGACGATCCCAAAGGCGATGAGGTCTTAGACCCCGCGGCCTTCACGGCGGACGGTGGCCCATCGATTGCCGAACGGCTGGCCTTGAACTTTCGCCGGGCAGATAACGCGCGCGTGGCCCGGAGCGGTGCGATGGGCGGTTGGGATCAGGTGCGCGAGCGACTGAATGGGACGGAGGGCAAGCCGATGCTGTACCTGTTCTCGACCATCACACACTTGATTCGCACGTTGCCAGCGTTGGGTCACGACAAGCACCGCGCAGAGGATGTGGATACCGATGCCGAGGATCACGCGGCCGACACATTGCGCTATGGCTGCATGTCGCGCCCCTGGGTGCGGGATAAGCCGAGTGCGAAGTCGGCGCGATTTGAGACGCAATTGACCTTGAACGAAATCTTGAAACGGCAGACGCAGAAGCGTCTCGCGGAGAGTTAAATGCAAGCAGGACCTTGGGCTACCTATTCGAGCTACGCCGCGATCGTGCCTTCGAGCACAACGTCGCTGAACTGCCGCGCGATCTATGTCGGAGGTACGGGAACCGTGGTCGTTGCGAATAAGGTGGGCGGCACGCTCGTGACATTCTCCGCCGTACCGATCGGCGCCATCCTGCCGATTGAACTCGATCAGGGCATTGTCGATGCCTCCTCGACGGCAACCCTCCTCGTGGCGCTGCAGTAATGCCGTACCCCAGCGCAACCAATCAGCCCCCGCTCCCGGTGCAGCCGAGCATCGGCGGGAACGCCGTCCAGAACACGACCGAGGTCGGCGCGCCGCTGTTGGGCGCTGCGGCCCTATCCCTCATCCAGGCACGTCGCGCCGCGAATATTGCCGCGCACTTGAATGGCCCGGCGGTCATCGCGCCTTTGTGGGTGACCTTGACACCGTACGTCGCGGGCAATGTCGTCACCATCACCGGCGGCCAGCATCTCGTTTGCAGCGTGGGAGGCACCTCCGGCGCGAGCATGCCGGTGTATACCTCGGCGGTACTCACCGGGCGCCCCTTGGTCGACGGTACCGTGACCTGGTATGGGCTGCCCTTTGTGAAAGCGGCGAGCGATGCGAATGCGCCCGTGATCACCTCCGGAGCGAATGCCGCTGCGGTGGGCTTGATGGAGACGACCTTCAACATCGCCGGCGTCATCAATTCGGCCGTCACCCCTTTCAGCTCGAAGCAAGTCAACAATGCGAACGCGGCCGTGCGGCATTACCAGCTGGCCAATGGCCCGGCCGCCGGCGCCGGCAATTGCACCGCCGATGCGGTATCCGCGGGACTCTCGGCCGCGAACGTCTACAACGTGCTGCAGTGGGACATGGAGTTCTACGTCACCGACTCCAAGTTCGGCATTACGATCCACAACTCCTCCAGCGTGGTGTACGTCGAAGTCGACGGCGTGATGGTGCAGGGTAATCCCTTGAATTCCTCAGGCACGCCAGGCTGGTGTATCGCCTTCGATTACAACGGCGTGGTCAAGCGCCGGCTAGTGCGCATCTCCGATGTCCAGGTCGGCGCCCAGGTGCGCGGCGTCGCGCTCTCGACGATTGGCTACATCGAGCCTTCGGACTCGCCGAACGACTGCATGCTGCTCTTGGGCGACTCGCTGCAGAACACTGTGCTGCCCTCGCTCATCACCCCGATGGCCGCCATGCAGGGATTTTGGTTGAAGCGCCTGCTGGGACTTTCCAGCATGGTCAATGCGACGGTGGGCGGCACGGGGTATGTGACCTTCGGCGCCAATACCTACAACGTGCCGACCATTCTGACCGTCGCCGCCAATCAGCAGCTCTTCGCCTCCTATGCGCCGAGTCACGTGATGATCAGCGCCGGGTACAATGATTCGGGCCTCCCTTGGTCTCAAGTCGGTCCCGCGGCATTGAACGCCTGGACGGCGGCGCGTGCGATCTTCCCCACCGCCAAGATCACGGTGACGGATGGCTTCGCAGAGGCCAAAGGCCCTGATGCGCCAACGCTTACGCAGGCGGCGAACTTGCTGTCGCTGTTCAGCCAGTGGGGCGATCCCAACTCGCGCTTCGTGCAGGCGGTTGGGCCTTCGGTCAACACCTCCTGGACGCAAGGCACGGGCAATGCGGGGGCGGGCCTCACCGCTGGGAATGCCTGCAATTTCGTCGGCACCGACACCGTGCACCCGACGCCGGCGGGCGCTTACTACCTGGCGACGCGCATGGCCAATGCCATCAAAAACGCCTGGAACAGCGCGTACTAAATGGACACTCCCGACAGCGGCCGAACCGACGCGCGCCGCTGGAAACGCGAACTGCAGCTTGCGAAGAAGCGCGAGAAGGATTGGTTCAGCGAGGCCGATAAGATCGTCAAGCGCTATCGCGGCGAGGAGAAGAAGCGCAATCGCTTCAATGTGCTGTGGGCGAATACGGAAATCCTGCGTCCCGCGATTTATAACTCGCGGCCGAATCCTGATGTACGTCGCCGTTTTCGAGATTCCGACCCGTTGGGGAAGGCGGTCTCCGAGGTGCTCGAGCGCTCACTGTCGGTGTTCGTCGATGGCGACGAGACCGATGATGCGCTCAAAAATGACGTGCTCGATTCGCTCCTGTGTGGGCGCGGGATTTCCCGTATTCGGTATGTGCCGAAGATCGCGACGCTGGAGGATGAGGACGATACGGGCGAGGCGCGCACCAAGGATCCCGGCGGCGAGGCCTCCGATGATGGCGAGCCCAAGGCTGCGGATAAATCGGATGCTGCGCTCACCGATGAGAAGCCGCCGGATGAGGAACTCGAATCCGAGACGGTGTGCCTCGAGCATGTGAGCTGGAAGGATTTCCGCCACGGTTACGGGCGCGTCTGGCCCGAAGTTCCCTGGTGCGGTTTTCGTCATAAGCTCTCGCGCGCCGATGCCGAGGAGAAGTTCGGCAAGGAAGCGGTCGGCAAAGTGCAGTTCACGGTGCCCGATGCGGATGAGGATCGCAAAGCTTCCGAACAGGTCGGCGAGACGCAGAAGGTCGCCGAGTTCTGGGAGATCTGGGACAAGCTGGGCGATCAGGTATTCTTCCTGCAGGATGACTTGGACGAGCTGCTCTACCCCGAGAGCAATTCAGAAGGGGAACCGCCGCTGGAGTTCGACGGCTTCTTCCCCTGCCCGCGGCCGCTCTCCGTCATCGAGAACACGGATTCGCTGCTGCCGATCCCACCGTTCCGGCTATATGAGGATCAGGCCAATCAACTCGACAAGATCTCGGGGCGCATCGATAAGATCTTGAACACCATGCGGCTACGCGGTGCGTATGACGCGCGCATGGAGGAGATGGCCGACATCCTCTCCAGTGACGACAACGAGATGGTGCCGATCAAGAACGCGCAGCAGTGGTCGGACGGCGGTCTCGACAAAGCGGTCACGTGGATGCCGGTCGAGAAGAACGCCGAGATTCTGGAGGCACTCTACGCTGGCCGCGACAAGCAGAAGGCCGTGATCGATGAGCTGATCGGCATCGCCGACATCATGCGCGGCGCCACGGATCCCAATGAGACCCTGGGCGCGCAGGAATTGAAGTCGACGTATGGCTCGGTCCGGCTACAGAAGATGCAAAAGGAAGTGCAGCGCTATGCGAAGGACATCATGCGCTTGGCCGCCGGTGCGATGGCGCAGAAGTTCCAGCCGAAGACCTTCGAGGAAATGACGGAGCTTAAATTCCCGACGGCGCAGCAGAAGCAGACGATGATTGCGCTCTTTCAGCAGCAACAGCACGCGGCTATGATGCCGCCAGCGGCACCGCCTCCAATGGGCGCTCCGGCAGTGAGCCCTCAGCAAGGCCAGGCAGGGCCTCAGACGGGTGCGGTGCCGCCGCCTCCCGGGCCGATGCCCCCTTCGGGACCGCCGATGGATCCCGCGCTGCTGCAAGTGCCGACTTGGGACGACATCTTGGGATTGATGCGCTCGGAGAAGCGCCGGCAGTTCAAGATCGACGTCGAGACCGATTCGACCATCGCCGGCACGCTGTCTTCCGACATGGCCGGCCTGTCGCAGGTGCTCACCGCGATCAGCCAGGCGATGACCGAGCTTGCGCCGATGGTGGAGCAGGGCGTGCTCCCGGTCGATGCCGCGAAGGAAGTCATCATGACCGTGATTCGCCGCGCTCGCATGGGCATGGCGGTCGAGGATGCGTTCGACAAGCTGCAGGCGCCGAAGCCGAAACCGGATCCAGAAGCGGGGAAGGCTCAGGCCGCTGTCGCGCAGACCAATGCCAAAGCGCAGGCCGATATCCAGGTGGCCAAGATCAAAGCCGATCTCGATGCGCATGTTGCGCAAGTGGAGCAGCAAGCCCAGGCCCAGCAGAACCGCCAGGAACAGATGCTCGAAGAGCAGCGCCAGCAGCAAAAGGCGCAGCGCGAGGACTGGCAGACCAAACTCGATGCCGCGGTCAAGATCATCGTGGCGCAGATCGGCGCAAAGCAGGCCGTTGATGTCGCCACGTTAAGCGCCGCCGATACCGAAGCGAGAACCGACCTCCAATGAGACGACGATACGTATACGACCCAGCCCGCAAGGAGCTGGTGGAAACGGCTGCGCGTCAATCCCAGGCGCTGCACTTCATCCAGCCCGATCTGCCCGGCTACGAATCGCCGACCACGGGTAAGTGGATCGAAGGACGCAAGGCACGGCGCGAGGACCTCAAGCGCTCCGGCTGCCGCCCGTACGAGGGCTTTGCGCAAGAGAAACGCGAGGCCGACAAGGTACGCGCCGAGAACGACCGGCGCTTGGATCACGCGACGGGCGAAGCCGTCGAGCGGGCTTGGGCGCAGTTCCCCTCGCGCATGCGGCGTGTCCTCGAGGGCAAAGCGAAGGGCTACGACCCGTGAGCAAGCTCGTTCCCATCTCCGGCATGACGCTGGTCGAGCTCCGGATTCCGCGCACTGCGCTTCGGCCGCCATTTCACATCAATACCGACGTCGCGCACGTCGATGTGCGCCGCTTCAAGCGCCATCTGCGACGTGCGGGCCTTAAGTTCCGCGCCGACGATTGGCGCACTCACATTGACGGGAGAACCCCATGGCATTAAGCGATAAAGACGTTGATGAAACGATGGCGAAAGATTGGGCGGCCATTCAAGACAAGTACGCCGCCTCCGATGACGACGCGCCGGAGCCGGCCGCCGATGCCGCGGGCGAGGTCGAGATCGATCCGCCACGGGAGACCATCCCCGTCTCGCGCAAGCCCGATGGCAAGTTCAAGGCGCAGGACAAGGACGACAAACCGGCGAAGGATGCCGCGCCCGATAAGGGCAAGCAGGCTACCGCGGCCGATAAGCAGAAGCCGCCGCCCGCCGCCGCAGCCGCTGCAGCCGAGGTGCCCAATGACGGCACGGTAGATGCCCCGCAAGCCCGCGACATCAACCGCGCGCCCTCCACCTGGAAGCCCGCGGCGCGCGCCGAGTTCGATAAGCTCTCGCCCGCGATCAAAGCGGAGATTCATCGCCGCG